CGACATGGTGGATCTCATGACCATCCTCGGCGGCATCCTCGGCCTCGGCGGCTTCCGGACCTATGAGCGTGTGAAGGGGAAGGCATGACCCGCATCGAAATCGTCAACCAAGTGTGGCTCCCGGCCTACCTGCACGCCCTAGGCCGGGGGCACGACACCATCCGTGCCCGTGACATTGCCCGCACGGCGGTGGCGGACTACTACGAAGAGACCCGCAGGGCCGAGCAGGCTGAGAGGCAGCTCGCCCAACAACCGCCGAAGAGGCCAACCATTCCGGACCACCCCGCATGAACTTCTCCAAGCAAGTAGCTGCTGTGGCGTTGGGGATCATCCTCACCTACATCGGCTTCTCCGCAATCATCACCGTCATCGGAGCTGCCCTGTGATCACACCCCAAACGAACCACCCGTCCCGAGCCGTTCGCCTGTTCGCCGTCCTGACGGCCTTGCTGCTCGTGCTGTTGCTGCTGCCGTTCGGCCTAGCCATCGCGGCCGTGGTGATGACTTTCGAGTTCTCGCTGGCTTTCTTCGTGGTCGTCTTCGAGGCAGTGGGTCAGGCCTACAAAGGCCAGTCGTTCATCCATGCGCGCACTTACACCCTCTCCGAGTGGGCGGCCTTCTACGGCAATACCATGCTGAACGCCGTGATAGGTCCTACCAAGGCCGTCTGCGTCGGGCTGGACTGACATGGCGTCGCGGCGGCTCGCGCTGATCGACGCCGACATCTACGCCTACACAGCAGCGGCGACCGGGCAGGAGAGCTTTCGGTGGCCTGACGCGGAGGCGCCGGTGGCCGTTCAGACCTCAGACCTGGCGGACACCATCCGAGCAGCAGAGGAGTCCGTGCTCGACGCAGCCGCCAAGGTGAAGGCCAGCCGCACCATCGTGTGCCTCTCGTGCCCCTCGGCCGAAGGGTTCCGGGTGCGGCTCCTGCCAACGTACAAGGCCGGCCGCGTGCCGAAGCCTCTGCAGCTCGCGGCGGTGAAGGACCACTACCGGTCCCGCTTCGAGTGCATGGAGCGGCCGCTGCTGGAGGCGGACGACCTGCTCGGCCTGCTCGCCACCTCGGCCCCCGAGCGCGGGTGGGAGACGGTGCTGGTGTCCGGCGACAAGGACCTGCGCCAGATTCCCGGCAACTTCTACGACCCGATCCGGGGGATTCTCGGGCGGGTGGATGAGGAGGCCGGGCTGCGCCTGCACGCCCTGCAGACCCTCACGGGCGACCCGGTGGACAACTACTCCGGCTGCCCCGGCATCGGCCCGGTGAAGGCGGCGAAGCTGCTCACCACACCGGACGGTGCGTGGTACCCACCGAATGCGTGGTGGCCGCTGGTGGTGTCGGCATACGAAGCGAAGGGCCTGACGGAGGACGATGCGCTCGTGCAGGCGCGCGTGGCGTTCATCCTCCGGAAGGGCTACTACAACGACCAGACAGGAGAAGTGAAGCTATGGCAACCCCCATCGGAGAACTGAGGGCGAAGTGCTTGGACTCGTGCAATGACTACGGCTGTGTCCGCACGAGTAACTGTTCGAAGTACCCCGAAACCCCGCCGCCCACGGCCACCCAAGTCGGCGGAGACCACTACCGCAAGAACGCCATCCAACCCATCGACTACATCCGCCAGAACAATCTCGGGTACTGCGAGGGCAACGTGGTGAAGTACATCACTCGGTGGCGCGACAAGGGATGGATCGACGACCTGCGCAAGGCCAAGCACTACATCGACTTCCTGATCGAGGAGGCGCAAGGCGATGCCCGGTAACGCACCCGAGCTGCACAAGGACGACGACGGGACGTGGACGGTGCGGCTGGACGAGGCCTCGCAAGCCGCCTTCGTCCGCTGGCTGTGCCTGACCTACGCTGTGCCCGAGAAGGCCGCTGCGGCATTGAAGGGGGCGCGGGGCCTAATTGTGCGTCCAGCTTCCAAGGCCTAAGAAGTTCTTCTGGACCCGTGGTGATCGTCTAACGTAAGGACCCCGGAGATAGTCCGGAAATGGGAGTTCGAGTCTCCCTCACCACTCCTCCCTGCGGAGCACGCAATGACAAGCGAAGAAGCACAGAGACTTCTCCACACCCACCTCGACTCTCGGGTGGTGGAAGCTCTGGAGGTACTCATCCCCAACCGTCTTCCGGGTGACCTGTCCTTCGGTGAGAGAGACATCAGCTCTCGCATCGGTGAACAGCGGGTCATCTCCCTCCTGCGCGGCGTCGTAGCCCGCAGGGAGCAGAAGGCGCGTGACGCCAACCCATCAACCACCAAGTGACCTCCATGTGTACCAAGTCCGTCTTCCGCTCCATCGGGCGCGTATTCGGGGTGGGTGGCAAGGGGCCGAACGCCCCCGAACCTACCGCTCTCCCCCGCCGCGCCGAAGCCCCCGCGCAGTCCCTCGCCAATCCCGAAGAGTACGGGATGAGCCGCGAGGAGATGAAGAGGCGCAACCGCTTCAAGCTCCGCCTCGACCAAGACTTCTCCGCCGCACCTGGCGGAACCGCACCCCCAACTCTGGGGATGTAACGCATGAGCGCCCCCTCCGCAACGGAGGGGACTGCGAAGGCTCGCTACGCCCAGCTCGACCACGACCGCCTGCCGTACCTCCGGCGGGCGCGTGCGGCGGCGGCCCTCACCATCCCCTCGCTCATCGTTCCGGACGGTCACACCCCGACCTCCGAGCTACCCACCCCCTATCAGTCCTTCGGTGCCCGTGGCGTCAACAACCTCGCGGCCCGCATCGCCCTCACGCTGTTCCCTCCGGGCACCCCATTCCACAAGCTGACCCTTTCCGAGGAAGTGCGCGAGCAGGCCGGCGCGTCCGAAGGCGAAGTGTCCGCCGGTCTTGCCCGTGCGGAGCGCATCACCGTCGCCGACCTCGAAGCCTCCGCCTACCGTGGCGTGATGGTCGAGGCACTCAAGCACCTGCTCGTCGCCGGCCAGTTCGGCATGTTCTGGCCGTCGTCTGGTCGCCCCCGCCTGTTCCCCCTCACCCATTATGTCCTCCTGCGCAGCCCCTCGGGGCGCCTGCTGGAGGCCATCGTGCAGGAGAAGCTGGCGTGGGCAGAGCTGGAGGATGACGTGGTCGACCAACTGGTCGCCAACGGAGTCCCGCAGGCGGCCGAGTGTCGCGGCAAGGTAGACAAGACCGTCGACGTCTACACCCACATTCGCTGGACCGGTAAGCGTGTGATCTGGCACCAAGAGGTTGAGGGTGTCGTCATCGAAGGGTCCGTGGGCAACAAGCCCGCCGACCGTTCCCCGTGGATGTTCCCGCGCCTCATGGAGGAGGCGGGCAGCTCCTACAGCCGGGGCTACGTTGAGGACTACATCGGCGACCTCAAGTCTCTGGAGGCCCTGCGCGAGTCCATCGTCAACGGCGCCCTAGCGGCTTCGTGGATGCTGCTGCTGCTCAATCCGGGCAGCACGCTTACCATCGACGACATCCGCACCGCTGCCTCTGGCTCCGTGCTCTACGGGACCAAGGACGACCTCACGGCCGCCCAGCTCGACAAGATTCCCGACCTCGCGTTCGTGGAGTCCGTGGCCCTCAAGATCGAAGAAGCCCTAGCTCACGCCTTCCTGCTCAACAGCGCCATCCAGCGCAACGGTGAGCGGGTGACGGCCGAGGAGATTCGGTACATGGCTGACGAGCTGGAGACCCAGCTTGGCGGGCTGTACTCGACCCTAGCCTACGACCTGCAGATTCCGGTCGTTCAGGCGAGCATGGGCCGTCTGGAGGCTGCGGGCCGACTGCCGAAGCTGCCGTCCGACCTCGCTGCCCCCACCATCGTCACGGGTGCCGAGGCTCTCGGACGAGGCAACGACATTACCCGCCTGCGCACCTTCGCGTCCTTGGTCCAAGAGACCTACGGTCCCGAAGTCCTTGTGCAGAGCACCAACCCCTCCGAGTTCATGTCGCGCCTTGCGGCTGGCCTCAACATCGTCGCGGACGGTCTCGTGAAGACCCAAGACGAGGTGGAAGAGGAACAAGACGCCGCTGCTGGTGCCGCCATGTTGGGCGCTGCAGCGGAGCAATCCATCACAGCCGGTGGTGCCCAAGCGGCCCCGCCGGCATAACGGAGATTCCCAGTGGTAAAGAAGACCGACCCGCAGTTCAGCACCGAGGATGCCGCCATTCCGGTTGCGTCCGACAAGCCGGCGCCCGCCATCCCCACGATGGGTGCGCTGGAAGACCGTCCGCCCAGCCAGAACGACCCCGAAGGCGCCCCGCCGGTTCCCCCGGTGGAGGACCCCTCCGCCCTTCCGCCCTACCCCGGCAACGCCGCGCAGGGCACCTTCGTGATGGCTGACGGCACCATTGTCCGCAACTGCTGACCATGAGCGATCCCACTCAGCAGCAGGCCACTGCCCCCGGCACGCCCGAGCACGACGCCGCAATGGTGGCAAAGTTCGTGGCCGCCGGGGGCCAGGCCCCGGACCAGCTGGCCCCGGCTTCCGTGCAGCAATCCACGCCGACCCCCGGCCTCCCCGACAAGTTCAAATCCGTCGAGGAGCTGGCCAAGGCCTACGCGGAGCTGGAGGCCAAGCTGGGCAAGAAGGACGACCCCGCCAGGCCTGAGCCGAAGGCCGAGGACGGCAAGCAGCCCCCGCCCACCGTGGACGTGGACAAGCTGTCCGACGAGGTGGCCGAGAACGGCAAGCTGTCCGAGGAGTCCATGAAGGCCCTGCAGGCCAAGGGCTACTCGCAGGCCGAGATCGACGCCTTCGTGGCCGGGCAGGTCGCGCTCGCCGAGCAGACCGTGCAGGACCTGTACGCTCTTGCTGGCGGCGAGGACAACTTCAAGGCCGTGCAGCAGTGGGCCGCCGCGTCCATGTCCGAGGCCGAGAAGGAGGTGTACCACTCTGCGCTGGAGAAGGACGAGGTGAGCGCCAAGCTGGCGATCCAGAACCTCGTGCTTCGCTACCAGCAGGAGAACGGCGCCCTCCCGGCCCGCACCATCTCAGGCAGCCGGACCTCCACTGGCGGCGCGGTCGCCCCCTTCGCCTCCATCGCGGAGCAGAGTGCTGCCATCCGGGACCCCAGGTACGGAAAGGACCCCGCCTACCGCAAGCAGGTCGAGGCGCGGATCATGGCCAGCACCCTGTAGCACAGAACGTCCCCGGCCCGTTGCAAGCCGGGCCTCCGAAATTGCAACCCGAGGGCAACCTCGGTGATCCGGGCGCCAACATGCGCGTGCGAGGCCTCCCTCGCCGGATCACCAAGGTGCCTTTGCGCACCCCGTAGCACTCCCTCCTTCTACGCGTGACACCCGTCACGGCCCGCTGCGGCGGACAACCCTGAACGTAGACCCGCGTGTGTGATGGCGAGGCTCCCTCCCTTCATTCACTCAAAGGCAGATCGCAATGCCCAACGCAACCGTACTCAACTTCGGCCAGGTCAACTTGTCCGGCGCCACCGATGCCTTGTTCCTCAAGGTCTACGGCGGCGAGGTGATGGCCGCCTTCGAAGAGGCCAACCGCTTCATGGACCGCACGATGGTCCGCAACATCAACTCCGGTCGTTCCGCCGCGTTCCCCGCGACTTGGAAGCTGACCGCTGCCTACCACACGGCTGGTAACGAAATCCTCGGCCAGACCTCCGCGACGAACGAGCGCGTCATCCTCATCGACGACCTGCTCGTGTCCTCGGCGTTCCTCGCTCGCATCGACGAGGCGAAGACCCACTACGAGGTTCGCTCGATCTACTCGAAGGAGTCGGGCCGCGCGCTCGCGTATGCCATGGACCGGAACCTGGCTCAGGTTCTCATCAACGCGGCCCGCTCGGCTGCGACCGTCACCGGCGGCTTCGGTGGTGGCCAGCTCACGAACGCGAACTTCCCGACCGATGGCGCCACTCTCGCCGCTGGCATCTTCAACGGTGCCCAGATTCTGGACGAGAAGGACATCCCGACGGATGACCGCTACGCCATGCTGCGCCCCGCGCAGTACTACCTGCTCGTGCAGACCACCAACGTCATCAACCGTGATTGGGGTGGCTCGGGCGTCTACGCGGACGGCAAGGTGCTGAAGGTCGCCGGTGTGTCCATCGACAAGTCGAACCACATCCCGAGCACCAACATCGCCACGGGTCCCACCGCCTACCAAGGCAACTTCACGCCCACGACCGGCATCGTGTTCCACAAGTCGGCCGCCGGCACCGTGAAGCTGCTGGACCTCAAGGTGGAGATGGAGTACGAAATCCGCCGGCAGGGCACGCTGATCGTGGCGTCCTACGCTGCGGGTCACGGCATCCTGCGCCCCGAGTCCTCGGTGGAGCTGCGCGCCTCCTAATCGGAGACTACGCAGTAGGGGGAGGGGTATCCGACCCTCCCCCATTCCCCGACCCTCTGGAGCCACACCATGTCCGCAGTCATCTACACCGGCCGCATTCAGGGCCAGACGTCCGCAGGTGCGGCGCTCGCCACGCAGAACCCCGTCACGCTCCACGCGGACGGGAACCTGCGCTGGACGGATGCCGCAGGCCGGCGCCGGGTCGCCGCAATCCGGGGCGACCTCGCCATCCTGATCCGCGACATCTTCCAAGGCGCGGGCGGCCTCCCGGCCACCGCAGGCAATCGCCTGATTCCGTTCGACGCTCCGCGCACGAGCACCGCGACCTAAGTCGCACACACCATCTTCACCACCTCAAGGGGGCGAGAGCAATCTCGTCCCCTTTTTTTCGAGGACCGCTGTATGCCTCTCTACACCACCTACGGCAACGGGGTCGCCACCGACTTCCCGGTACCCGGCGCCGGCACCGTGCTGTCCGTACTGGTCAACGGTTCCGGGACGTCGTTCACCCAGCCCGACGGCCGCCACATGCTTCGTCTGGCGTCCCCGCCTCCGGCCGGGCAGACCGTGGTCATCGACTACGCTCTCACGGTTCCCCGGTTCCGGCTGGAGGAGTTCGGCGGAGGCACCTCGGCCACCGCCGCGCAGAACTCTGCCGCATTCTCGGCGATCTTCACGGCCACCGGCGGCGTCTGCGAAATCGCCCTCGGCCCCGGCGACTACCAAGTCAACGCAATCAACCTGACCACCACCGCCGCCGTTCGTCTGGCCATCACCGGCAGCGGGATGGGGATCACCCGGCTCATTCAGCAGGACAACACGCGCGTCCTTCTCGTGAACCTGAACGACCCCGGCATCGACCCGACGCCCGGCTCTTGGGTCGTTCTCAACGCCTTCACGATGGTCGGGACGTGGCAGGCCAACCAATCGCTGGGCGGCGACAGCAACCGGCATGTGGACATCCGCCGCGTTGCACAGGTGGCGCTGAGTCGTGTCGAGTCCCAGTACTGCCGGATGATGGCCCTGACGGCCCTGTATTGCGGGGACGTCAGCGTGAACGAATGCCGCGTTCTGTACTGCGCGCGGGACGCAATCAACCTGGCGTCCTGCTACCGCACCTCGGTCCTCGGCAACCACATCCGCCACTGCAACGACGACGCCATCGCCGTCCACGTCACCGGCGCGCAGTTCAACCCCCCGCCAGAAGGGCACGTCATCTCCGGCAACTACTGCGAAGACTCGTTCGGCATCAAGATGCTCGGGGCGCGCAACAGCACCGTGTCCAACAACGTGTGCCGCCGCGTGAAGGGATACGGCATCTACCTGAACCACGAAGACCCGGAAGGCCGGTCGGACCACATCAACGTCAACATCTCCGACAACACCATTCTGGACGTGTTCCAGGCCGCCTGCTGGCCCGGCTTCGGCAACGTACAGCACGGCATCTTCGTCGGGAACCGCGCCACGTCCGCCACTCTGCGTGTGATCGGCGGCACCCCCACCATCGCGCGCCCGGAAGTCACGCAATACGCGAGCAACCAGGCGGCCTCCAAGAGCGTGGGTGCCCGTGGAATTCGCATCACCGGGAACATCATCGCCCAGACGCTGGCCAAGCCGACGAACAACTACACCGAGTTTGGGTTCAACCGCTCGGCCCCCGCGCTGCAGCGGTCGTTCGCTTCCGGCGGATGGACCGACCTGACCTCCACCTGGGCGTCGTTCACCACCATCAATTCCGGAAACGCCATCGTTCTCACCGGATTCATTGACAGTGTGGACATCCTCAACAACAACATCGAGGGGTGGAGCCGGGGCATCCTGCCGAGTGCATCGGCTGGCGTGTTCGAGGTGAACGTTCGCGGTAACCGCTTCTTCCGCATCGCTCAGTACGCCGTCGACTTGGAGTCCGGCGCCGTTCGTCGGGGCATGTTCCTGCTCGAAGGCAACTTCTTCGACCTCGACCCGTACCTGGAGAACTCGCAGCACAACGCGAACGGAACGTGGACGCTGACGACGACCCAGTTCGGATCGGTGGCCAACACCTTCAACTGGGATGGGCCTTTCTTCTTCGTCGGAAACACGTTCCGCAATTGCCACCAGATCATCCGTGGCGGCGGCAACGGGCGCGTGGTGTATGCGGGCAACACCTACATCATGCAGCCCGGCTCGGGGTTCACCCACAACAACGGCGGGTTCAACGGCGCCACGAACCGAGGCATCGGCTTCCCCAACGGCGCCTTAGATCCGACCGCTCGAATCCTGTGGGAGGACAGCGACCCCACTTCCGCAACGTATGGTCAGGTGACGCACGCCAGCGGCCGGGCCGTGGCCGGCTCTCCGGGCGGCAGCACCGTCCTCGCGGGGATCACCGGCGACCTGTGGCTCAACACCGACTCCACCCTTGGGGGCATCGTTGGCTACCGGCGCCTGACCACGGGAACCGGGAACGCCATCGGCACGGATTGGGCCATCGTCGGCACGCGGCACGGAACCTCGACGCAGAACGGCACCGGCGCGCAGACGGTGTTCACCATTCCGCACGGGCTGGGGACCACTCCCGCCGGTGCTCAGGTGAACGCGGGTTCGGCAGACGCTCGCGGTCCGTTCCACGTCTCGTGGGATGCGACGAACATCACCGTCACCTACGGGGCGGCCCCGGCCTCCGGCACCAACAACGTCGTTCTTCGCTGGACCGTCCACGGCAGCTAACTGAAACTCACCATGTCTGAACTCCGCACCTCCGAACTCGACGCTGTGAACTGGCTCCTCTCCCTCATCGGGGAGGGGCCGGTGAACAACCTCGAAGACACCGGCCTCATCGACGTGGCCTCCGCGCAGGACGATCTGCGGCAACTCTCCCGCCAGATTCAGATGAAGGGCTGGCACTTCAACACCGAGGACGAACAGGAGCTGCTGCTCGACTCGAACGGCGAGATTTCGGTTGGGGCGAACTGGCTCTCCGTGCGGGCGACCGCACGCGATGGCCGGGACGTTGTCGTCCGCAACGGGAAGCTGTACGACCGCCGCAATCAGACCTCCGTGTTCGAGAAGGCGGTCGAGGTTCGGCTGGTCTACTTCCTCCCTTGGGACGACCTCCCCGAGTACGCCCGCAACTACATCAAGGCCCTCGCGGGCGAGAAGTTCCAGAAGTCGCGGGTGGGTTCCACGGCGCTGCACCAGCTCTCGCAAGAGGACGTGGCTCGGGCGCGGGTGGACTTCCTGCGCGAGGACGGCTCCCATCGTCAGGTGAACTTCCTCTACGACAACCCGAGCATGGTGACCAAGAGGGATCGCTCCTCCGAGTACGCCATCATCGGCAACCGCTACATCAGGTAACCCATGTCCCTCGTCACGCAGACCATCGCCAACCTCTACAACGGAGTGAGCCAGCAGCCCCCGGCGTCCCGCGACCTCTCGCAGTGCGAGGTGCAGGAGGATTGCTACTCGGCGCTGGCAGCGGGACTCACCAAGCGGCCCCCGGTGCACCACATCGCGGAGCTGATCAACGCCCCCGTGGCCAACATCTACTGCCACTTCATCGACCGGGGATCCGGGGATCGCTGGGTGGCTGTGGCCCACAACGGGACCATCCGGGTGTTCAACGCGGACACCGGCGCAGAGGCCACGGTCTCTGCCCCGGCTGGTTGGGGTTACATCAGCTCCGCCACCAGCCCGCGCGACGACATCCTGATGCTCACCGTGGCCGACTACACCTTCGTGGTGAACCGTCAGGTCACGGTGACCACGGATCCCGCCACCGTCCCTGGCTCCCTCTCGGCCACCGTGCAGCGGTTCTCGGACCTCCCGGCCGCCGGTAGCTCCTCTGGCCAGATTCGCCAGATTGCCGGCGACAACACCTCGTCCTTCGACGACTACTACGTCCGCTCGAACGGCACGGTGTGGGTGGAGCACGTCAAGCCGGGCATCACCTACAAGCTCAACCCGGCCACCATGCCCTACCGGCTGGTTCGCAACGGGGCCAACTCCTTCATCTTCACGCAGAACATCTGGGCCGACCGGCTGGTGGGGGACGACGTCTCCAACCCCGACCCCTCGTTCGTGGGTCGCAAGATCAGCGAGCTGTTCTTCTACCGCAACCGCCTCGGGTTCCTCTCCGGCGACAACGTGGTCCTCACGCGCGCCGGCGATCCCTTCAACCTGTTCGCCAAGACCTCGACGCTGGTGTCCGATGAGGACCCCATCGACCTCACGGTGGCCCACCCGCGTGTGGCCATCCTGCGCCACGCGGTGTCCTTGCAGGGCGCCCTCGTGCTCTTCGGGGACCGGGTGCAGTTCGAGCTGGACGGCGGTGAGGTGCTCTCCCCGAAGACCGCCCGCATCGTCCAGACCACGGAGTTCGAGACCATCACGAGCACCCGCCCGGTTGGCTCGGGCGCCACCGTGTTCTTCGCGGTGCCCCGTGGTGGCTACATCGGGGTGCGGGAATACTACGTCGACCCCGACAGCTCCACGAACCAAGCTCCGGACATTACGGCCCAGGTTCCCGCCTACATGCCCGGCCCCGCCCGCGAGCTGATCGCCAGCCCCAACGAGGACCTGCTGTTGGTCCGCACCGGCAACGCGAACCTCGCCGGCTCCATGTACGTCTACAAGTTCTATTGGGACCCTTCGACCCAACGCAAGCTGCAGTCCTCGTGGTCCCGATTCAACATCGCCCTCGGGGCGGGGGACGCGGTGGAGGGTGCGGGCTTCTACGGCACCAAGCTGATGCTTGTGGTCCGTCGTGGCACCAAGCTGTTCTTGGAGTACATGGAGTTCCAAGAGTCGGTGTTCGATCTGGAGGACGATGCTGGCAACGGCATCAAGATCCACCTAGACCGCCGCTGGACCACCACGGCAGGCGTCTACGACTCCGCGTCGCAGACCACCTCGTGGACCCTCCCGTACCCCGTGGACACCGGCCTCGACGTGGTCGTTGGGGTGTGCATCGACCCCAACTTCCCGGCCCTCGAAGGTGACAGCCCGGCGGTGACGATGGTCACGAGCACGCTCGCGCGGGTGCAGGGGGACTACTCCGGCGCCGGCATGGTGTTCGGCGTGCCCTACGAGTCCGTGTTCGAGTTCAGCGAGCAGTTCGTGCGCAACCAGCAGAACGCCGCCACGCTGGATGGGCGCCTGCAACTGCGCTACTTCTCGGTGCTCACCAACCTCACCGGGTTCCTCGAAGCTGAGGTGATCCGGCCGGGGCAGACCACGGGCCGTTCGGTGTTCACGGCGAAGTCGCTGGGCAACTACACGCTCGGCAGCTCTAGCCTCGTGCGAGACCGGTTCCGGTTCCCGGTGTTCGGCAACAGCCGCACGGCCCGCATCCGGCTCAAGTCCAAGTCCTACCTCCCCTTCGCGGTGCAGTCGGCCGAGTGGGAGGGCTACTACGTTCCACGATCCCGGAGGATGTGATGCGTGCTGTCGATCCGTTTCAGCTCTCCATGACCCGCCTCGGCGAGTTCGGGGAGAACATGCGCGCCGCAGACGTCAACGAGTGCAAGGCGGCCGGCTGGAGAGACCCTCTGGCCGCCGTCCTCGAAGCTCTGCACTGGAGCGGCTCGCGTTCGTGGGCACTGGTGGACGGGACCGGGCGGGTTTGGGTACTGGCGGGGCTGGCCGAGTCCTCGGACGTGGAGAATGACATCCTGCTCCAGCCGTGGTTCGTGGCCCGTGAAGGGCTGCGGCCGCGAGACCTGGTGCGCGCCGGCAAGGTGATCTACTCCCTGATGGAGTGCCACCGCCACAACAGCGCCGGCGAGCGCCGGGTCTTCTGGAACACGGTGTGGAACAAGGCCGTCCAGTCCCACACCTTCATAGAGCACTTCGGCTTCCGTCTCGACAGGCGGCCGAAGTCCATCCTCCGGCACCCAAAAACCGGAGAGTTTTTCTACCCATTCGAGTCCTGACCCATGTCCACTTCTCAGGCAGTCTTGGGCGCTTTCCAGATTGCCGCGCAGATAGAGGCCTTCGGCGCTGCCCGCAAGGCGGCGCGCCGGCAGCGCGAGCACTTAGCCCGTAACACGCAGCTCGCCTACGAAGACCTCGATCTGCAGGCCATTGAAATGCAGCAGGCCGTCGCCGAGAAGGCAAGCTTGCGCGCCAGGCAGGGCATCGCGGAGCGTGGGCGTCTTGCGGCGGTTTTCGCCGACTCTGGCGTGGTTGGTAACACGCAGATGCGAATCCGTGGCGAATCTCTGTTCAACGAAGGGGACGACATATCGTCCATGCAGTCGAACCTTCGCAAAGGGATAAATCAAATCAAACGCCAGAAGCTCGCCACCTACGAAAACGCCACGCAGCAACTGGCCGGCATTCAGCGCCCATCAGTTCTTGGCCTCTTGGGTGGTATCTCCAGCACTGTTGCAAGCAGCGCGTCACTGTCGTCAGGGGCGGGGCGGGTGGGCACTTCCATAGGTAATTGGTCAAGCGGATTCTCTTCTCGTTTCCGCATTGATGGTGGTGGTGGTCGGCTCATCGGCGACGCTGGCGGAGTCCAAGGCAACATCAACCGCATCTACGGAAGCACATAATGGCTAGACCGCAGACGCAGCGCAAAGGAGGCATGCGCTTAGGAAACCCCCTTATGGCGCAGGGGGAAGCCCCCGTAGTTGCCGCCCGCCAAATTCAGCGAATTGTAGGCGAGGACAGGTCTATCGCCGAGTACATCTCTGGTCTAGTCTCTTTCGGAAAGGCGGCCGACACCGTTGTCGAACGGCTTGATAAACGGGACCGAGAAGCCGGCGCGGCGGCTCGGCAAGCCGGCATGTCAAAGAACGAAAAAGCCAGTGCTGCATGGGCGGAGGGCTACCAGCGGGCCGATGCCGCGCTGGCTGGAGACGCCGATGGCGAAGAGATGCTGCAGGGCGTCCTTGCCGGGCAAGACATTGGTATGAGTTCCGAGGGGTACATTCAGCAGGTCTACAAGTTAAAGACGCGCGGCATGGTAGACGGACCCTTCAAGGCCGCCTACGACACCGCGTTCGCCGCGAAGGCTGACCGGCTCCGCACGCTGTTCGCAGATCGCCAGCGCGAGCAGGTGATCGCCAAGGCCGAGGAGGACACGCAGGCCCTCATCGACAAGACCTTCGAGCAGTTCCTGTCGAAGGGCGCTCAGAACATCCAGCGCGCCTCTGACGAGACCGAGGACGAGTACCTCGCCCGCGTCGCACGCGCGAAGGAAGGTGCCGACGTTCCCGACGCTATTGCTCTGCAGACCCTGTACCAGCACGCCAAGTCGGTAGGCGTGACCGGTGCGCGCTTCAACGCGATGCTGCTGGCCACCGCCAACCTCTACGGCAACCGCGGAGTTCCCGAAGCCTTCGAGGCCCTCAAGGCCGACCGGGCGGACGGCACCCCGTCCATGTACCGCATCCCCGAGTTCAAGAAGGCCATCGACGAGGGCCAGCAGATGGCCGAGCGGGTGCAAGCGGATCAACGCCGGCAGGAGCTGTTGCGCCTCAAGGCGGAGCGCGAGCAACGCCGCGAGGACATGCTCGCCCCGATCTACACCGAGGCATTCGCCGGTGGTGACCTGAACAAGGCGCGCGTCGCCTTCGAGGCCATCGTGCGTGCGAACCCCGGCCTCTTCAACGCTGACGACGTCTACAAGCACGCAGACCGCCTCAAGCGGGTGGAGGCCAAGGTCGAGACCGAGGAGGAGCGTCTGCGCGCCCGCGACCTCGTGATGGGCATCTACTCCGGGGCCACGAAGTGGAAGGACGTGGTCGCTGCCGAGCTGCCGCTGTCCCTGCAGAACATGCTGGTGGAGAAGTGGCAGTCGTGGCAGGACCGCACTCGGCAGGGCGAGGACCGCCACCGCAAGCTCTCTGAGGAGTACGTCAAGGGAGCACGCGTGCAGGGGCACCTGAACACCCTCAAGAACCTCGACTCCGGCATCAACGACCCCTTCTCCGAGCTGGACGGCGAGCAGAAGAACAAGTACCGGCTGGCGCGCGTCGCCGCCGAAAACTACTTCATGCAGGCCGTTGAGGACTCCTTGGGCATGCCTGACCCTGCCAAGCGGGACGCCTACATCGACTCCGCCGCCAAGCAGGCCCTCTCCATGTTCGACAACCAAGTGGCACCCCTACGCGCATCCGGGGCCAATGCTGGCTCCAAGCCGCCCTCCATCACCTCCCGCTCACCGGAGGACGCCATCGCCCGCGCACGTCGCGGCGAGATCACGGCTCAGGAGGCCGAGCGCCAGGTTCGCTACTTCCAGAAGAACCCTCAGCACATCCAACGATGAACGACACCCTCGACCACGAATACCTGCAGGAACGCGCGAAGCGGATGCGGGACACCGACCGCAAGCTGCTGGACTCTCTGGAGACCGAGCTGGCGCAGTCCCCCATCACCGCCCCCGCAGCGCCCGAGCCGGCCCCCGCCGCCCCGGAGAAGAAGGGACCCGGCGTGGTCCGCGAGACCGCACGCGCCGTGGTCGGGGCACCCCTCGACGCGGTGGGCGGGATCGTGTCCCTGTGGGACGACTCCGCCGCCGCGCTGGAGAGTGCGTTCCTCACCGCCCGTGAGTACCTCACCGGCCAAGCGGCGGCCGAGGCAGAGCGCACCGCCCAGCAAGGCCCCTTCGGGGGCGGGCCGGCAGGGCAGGCCTTCAAGCAGTCGAAGCGTGCCATCGTGGCGGACAACGAGTCCGGCGTGGGCCGCGTGGCCCGAGGCATCGGCCAGTTCGTTGTCCCCTTCCTCGGGACCTACAAGGTCCTCGGGTCTGCCGGCGCCTTCTCGAAGTCCGTCGCAGCGAAGGGCATGGTCGCAGGCGCGGCTACCGACTTCGCCGCGTTCGAGGCCGAGGAGGCCCGCCTGACCGACATGCTCGCCGAGTGGACGAAGGACAACCCTTCGGCCATGGCGGACGTGCTGCGGTGGTGGGCCGACCGAGACCCCAACTCGAAGCTGGAATCCCGCGCCCGCACGGCCGTGGAGGGCATGTTCCTCGGCGGCATCGCTGAGGGCATCTTCGCCTCGTGGAAGACCCTGCGCCGCTACTGGCAGGCCAAGGGCAAGGACGTCCCGGAGGAGATCGCGCAGAAGGTCGTGGCCGCCCGCGGCGCGGAGGAAGAGGCAGCCACGCGCGAGACCGACCGCATCCGTGCCGCCCTCGAAGAGATCGAAGCTCGCAAGGCCGCCACTGCGAAGGCGGGGGCCGAGGCGAAGGAGCGGGCCGCCGCGCAGTCCGCCCGTGCCGCCCGCGAGGGCAAGGCGGCGGAGATTGCCGCCAAGGCTGCGGAGGCCGAGAAGAAGGCCGCCGAGGCCGTGGCTCGCGCCGTCAAGGAAGCGCAGGCAGCTCAGGCCGCCGGTGCCGCCAAGAGGCTCGAAGTGGAAGCGGCAGCCTCCGGGGACGCTGCGCTCACCAAGGTACCTGAGCCGCCTCGCACGGTCGCCGAGCTGGACGCGGAGGTGGTCATCGGCAACCGCCGCGCCAGTGCGTGGGAAGAGGCCGCCAGCGACGTGCTGGTCACCGGAACCCGATTCACCCCCTCAGAGGTGAACGTGGCCGGACTGATCGACGTGCTGCTCCGCAAGCCCGGTGCCCTGCGCAGCGCCGATGACCAGATCCTCCTGCGCAACTACGCTGACCTGGCCAAGGAAGCGGAGGAGCGGCTGATCGCCGATGGCGTGCTGCCCCCGCCGGGCCGCTCGGACCTCGAAGTGGTCAACCGCGGCACCGGGGCATTCACTGACACCGAGCGCCGCATCCTGCGCGAAGGCGGGGAACTGCCCGGCGAAGGGCCGTGGCGCGGCTGGCCGACCTCTGAGTCGGACGCCGCCCGCATCGCAGCCGAGGCCGCCCAGCGTGCCGGCCGCGTGCAGCAGGCAGTCGAGGTGGCCCTGGCCCGCTCCGAAGGAGAGGCGGGTGGCCTCGGTGGCCGCCAAGGCGGCTTCGCCAGCCCGGCACTGCTCGCGCACGTCGCGGGTGGTGGTGCCGGCGCTCTGGTGGGCTACGAGCAGAACGGTGTCGAAGGGGCATTCCTCGGAGCACTGGCCGGCTTGGCCGGGGCCTCGGGCGTGATGCGTCTGGCGAAACGTGCCTCAGCCGCCAAGGCCGCGAAGACCCCGGATGCCGCCAAGGTCTCCGCCTTCAAGAACTACCTCGACGACGTGGATGCGGCCGACGCTGCCCACTTCTTCCGAGACGCGGATGGGCTGGAGGTCAAGGCCTCCGTCTCCTCCGCCCCCAACCGCCAACCCCGCGTCACCGAGACGCAAGCGCAGCGGATGGTGGAGGCACTGGTGCGCGGCGACGTTCTGGCCGCAGCCGACGAGGCGGCCTCGTGGATCAACTGGAAGTACGTTGACACCGACGAGGACACCGCGCTGCTAATGCGCCAACTGGAGGAGCGATTCTCCGGCGCGGCCGCTCGGGTTGGCTCCGCCCGCATGGGTGATGCCGCCGTCTACCAGCTCGCCGACTCCATGGGGATGACCCCCAAGGCCCTCAAGGAGCTGAACGAGGACGTGGCCGCACTGGCCCCGCGCCTGATGGCGGCCCGCGTGTTCGAGCTGGCCAGCGCGAAGCGGTCGCTGGAGCTGGTGCAGGCCATACAGAACGGCGGGGGTGGCATGTCCCTGCCGGCCCTGATCGTGGCTGCCCACAAGCAGATGCGCATCACGGCCACCGCCATGGCCTACGTCAAGGGTACGAAGTCCGAGGTAGCACGCGGCCTGCGCTCCCTGCGTCTCACCGCCAAGACCCCGGACTCCATGTTCCGCGAGGCGATGGAGATCATCGAAAGCCTCGGCGGCCTCGACATGAACGTCAAGGAGCTGGCGCGGCTGGCCACCCTCTCGCCCGAGCAGATGGCGAAGGCCTCGCAGAAGTCCATGCTGGCCAAGACGGCAGACGGCTTCCTCGAAATCTTCATCAACGGCCTGCTGTCCGGCCCCATCACCCACACCGTCAACGCCACGTCGAACCTCCTCGTGGCCGTGTCGGGCGTGTCCGAGAAGACCGTGTCTGCCGCCGTGGGCGCGCTGACCAGGTCCAAGGATCGCACGACGTTCGGCGAGGTGGGTGCTCAGATGATGGGCATGATGGCCGGCATCCGCGATGCTGTGCGGGTCACCGCGCGGGGCCGCGAGGCCCTCATGCGCTCCGCAGGCCAAGCGGTGCGTGGGGACTTCCGAGGCGCCGCCAGCACCATCGGAGCCGCCGGACCGGACCTGGGCAACGCGTGGCGCACCTTCGCCAGCAACACCCCTGTGGTCGATGCCATGAGCACCGGGAAGCTGGACGCCGGCATCAACCCGGCCCTCACCGCCGAGAACTGGAAGCTCGACCCCAACAGCTTCGCTGGACGGGCCATGGACATCTTCGGGTCTCTGGTGCGGGTGCCGGGCAAGGCACTCATGACCGCCGACGAAATCTTCAAGACGATGCACTACCGTGGGCAGCTTCACGCCCAAGCGTTCCGCGAGGCCAGCAAGAAGGGCCTCAAGGGGGACGACCTCGTCGAGGAGATGGCTCGGATCATCGACGACCCGAGCGACGCCGTGCGCGAGGTGGCCCTGCAGGAGGCGCGCTACCGCACCTTCACCACGGAGTTGGACGGAATTGGCGGCGAATTGCAGAAGATGGTGGTCAACCATCCGGTGCTGCGCCTGATCCTCCCGTTCGTGCGCACGCCGGTGAACATCATGAAGTACAGCTTCGAGCGTCTCGGGGCCTCCAAGGAGCTGTGGCAGGACCTCGCTGCAGGTGGCGCTCGGCGCGAGCTGGCCCTCGGCAAGCTCTCCACCACCGGCCTCATCGCCTCAGCGTACCTCACGCTGCAGGCGGGTGGGAACCTCACCGGAGGATTGGAGAAGCAGAAGACCGCCGAGGAGCTGGCACGCCGTCCGCCCTACTCCATCCGGGTTCCCGGCACGGACACCTGGATCGACTACAGCCGCATGGAGCCGCTCGGGTCCGTCCTCGGCATGATCGCTGACGCAGGCAACCTCATGGGTCAGCAGGACGCCGGGGAGGCCGAGCTGACCGCTGCGGGGCTGATGGCCACCATCGCCCGCAACGTGACCTCCCGCACCTACCTCGAAGGTCTGGCCGGCTTCTTCGACGCGGTCTCGTCCGGGCAGCCGGACAAGGCCGAGCGGTTCATTGCCAGCACCGTGGCCGCTGCCGTGCCGTTCTCTTCCGCTCTCGCAACCGCAAGCCGCGAGATCGACCCGGAGATGAAGGAGGCGCGTGGGGTGCTCAATCGTGCGGCCGCGCGGTACTGGCCGCTGAACGAGGACATCCCCCCGCACCGCGACGTCTTCGGGCGCCCCGTGCTGTACCGGGAGGGCCTCGGTCCCGATTGGCTCTCTCCGGTCCGGCTGGCGCAGGAAGACCGCTCTCCGGCAGCGCAGGAGATCGCGCGCCTCGACATCGACCTCCAGCGGCCCACCCGCACCCTCGACCGCTCGCGCGGCGTGGGCGTGGAGCTGACGCCGAAGGAGTACGACGAGATGCTCGTGAACATCGGGCAGAAGGTGCGCGTCGGTGGCAAGAACCTGCAGGAGCGTCTCGACGATCTGGTGGCCTCCCCGGCCTACCAGAACGCCCCCGAGGACGGCTCCGGGGTCTACAAGACCTCGAAGCAGTTGATGATCGAGAAGGTCTACCAGACCTACGTCAACGCAGGCAGGCGCATGCTGATCCAGCAGAACGCCGCCGTGCAAAAGCGGTTCCTGGGCAACCGGGAGAATGCGCTGAACGCCCTCATCGGGCGCCCTGTGGTCCCGCTGGACACCCCAGCGGAGTAGTTCCTCCCCCGCCCCTCCGCCTGACCACCGGAGGGGTTCCTATTTTCGAGCACCCATGGCACTCGCACAGACCTCCTATCCTTCCGCCGGAGTCGGCCCCTACACGATCCCGTTCCCGTACCTCGTGCGCGCCCACGTCGAGGTGCTGGTGAATGGCGCCCTCCAAACCCAAGGGGCCGCCTACACCTTCCCCACCGCGTCCTCCATCCAGTTCACCGCCGTCCCTGCGCCGGGCACCATCGTCATCCGACGCAACAGCTCGCAGGTGGCGCGCCTCACGAACTACCAAGACGGCTCGAAGCTGGGCGAACAACAGCTCGACTTCGACGTCAACCAAGCCTTCTTCGTGGCACAGGAGGCCCTCGACGAGGCCGAGCTGGCCATCGTGGGTGGCGCGCCGGCGTCTGCAGGGCTGGTGGCGGTCGTTGCTGCGGGCAACTTGGCGTCTACCAACGTTCAAGCAGCTCTTCTCGAACTGCAGGGCGACGTCGATACCTTGTACAGCGCCGATGCGGCTCTAGACTCCCGCGTTGCCGTCTTGGAACTGGCACCCTCCCAGATTCCTGTCGGAACCGTATTGGATTGGGCCGGATTGGCCGCACCGCCTTCCGGCTATCTGGATTGCAACGGCAGTGCGGTGAGTCGCACCACCTATTCCGCCCTGTTCTCGGCCATCGGAACCGCATACGGGAGTGGCGACGGCAGCACCACGTTCAACCTGCCGGACTTTCGTGGCCGAGTTTCGCTCGGGCAAGGCACCGGGACCTTGGTAGATACGGTCTCAGGAACCGCATCCAGCAATGCCGTTCCGGTGGCAAGCAACGCCGACAAGTGGATCACCGGAATGGAAGTCACCGTGTCTGCGGTGAGCGGATTCACTGGGGTCAGCAACGGCAGCTATTTCGTCATTCGGGTCTCCAGCACGTCGATTCGCTTGGCGACCACCTTGGCGAACGCGCAGAACGGTACCGCTGTGACCATCACCGGCACCGGATCGTTCACGCTGACGCATGCGCTCACCCCCCGCACTCTCGGAGACGTGGGCGGCCAAGAAGCGCACGCCATGTCGTCCACCGAGCTGCTGCTGCACACCCACGTTCAGAACCCCCACCTGCACGCCATGACCACGGACGCCGGCATTGCTGGTTCTAGCAGTGTGGTCAGCGACATCGTTAACCGGACTTCGACCACGGCCGAAGTCAACACCGCCAACGCCACGGCCACCAACCAGAACACGGGCGGGAACGCGGCGGCCAACGTTATGCAGCCTTACTTGGCAGTCCGCAAGATCATCAAGACCTGATCGCCTATGAACATCGACCTCACTGCTCTTGGCATCTCCGCTCTCCCCAAGCTGGCAGCGGCCGGGCTGTTGGCCGTGGCTGCCTCGGTGGTCACCACCTACACCCTGCGCAGCGACATTCAGCACCTGACCGCAGCGGTCGCTGAACTTCGCTCCGAAGTCCGCCAGATTCGCGCCGACCTGTATGTCCCTCGCTCCAGCGATCCCAAGCACTGACCAACTGCTGTCCACCGCACCCCGCCGACTTGCCCTTGCCGGCAAGCGGTGGGCGCTGCGCTTCGAGGCCCCTCCGGCCTCCAAAGATCCTGACGGGGACGCCTGCGGCCTCACGGTCTACGGCGACCTCACCATCTTCATCGACCCGAACCAACCTGTCTCCGAGCTTCTCGACACGGTCACTCACGAGCTGCAGCACGCCATCGCTCACGCTTACGGACCATTCGACTTGGAGTCCGAGTCCGTGAGCATCGACGAGCAGGCAGCCACTCTGGCCGGCCGTGGCTGGTCCGACCTACTCATCTCCAACCCCAAGCTCGGCCCTTGGCTCTCCAAGCTGGCCAGAGTCTCCCGCAAGGAACACCGCTGATGTACAAGCTCCGAAAACTCATGAGTGTCGACAAGAAGAACACCCCCGGATCCACTTCCAAGGTCCAGCAGCTCGTGGACTCCGAGCGCCGCAACCGCTACCTGATGTGGGCCGAGAAGCAGGCCATGGACGGCAACAAGCCGAGCATGAGCTACATGCAGTGGGTCGAGGCCGGGGAGCCTGACTGATGACCGAGCGCCGCACCACCAAGAACGTCGAGGCCCTCCTCGACAAGCTGGTGGACGTGTTCGATGACGTGCTGACTAATGGGGAGACCGAGACCACCCGCGAAGGCGAGGTGGTCCGGGTGACCCCCAAGCCGGCCACCCTGAACGTCATCCGCCAGTTCATCGAATCCCAAGGCGTCAAGGTCTTGGTCGAGAAGAACCCCAAGGTGCAAGCCGTGGCCGCCAAGGTCCTCGCGCTGCCCATCCAGCCCAACGAGATCAACCCGAAGGAGCGGGCTGGCTGACGCCGGCAACGCTCCCACCCGAAAGCCACACCCATGCACCAATTCCGCAGCTCCCTCGGCGAGTCCATCTTCCGCATCAAGTACGCACAGGGTCCCAGCGACTCCTGGCCTGCGCTTGCGAAGCGGGTGGTCGACTCGGTGTGCCGAGGACTGATGCACGGCGACGACTGTGACCAGCTGGAGAAGTACATCGCCGAGATGAAGTTCATCCCCGGCGGACGCTACCTCTACTACGCGGGCCGCCCGGCCAGGTTCTACAACAACTGCTACCTCCTGCGCGCGGATCACGATACCCGCGAGGAGTGGTCGGCACTGGCGCAGCGCGCGATGTCCTGCCTCATGACCGGCGGCGGCATCGGGATCGACTACACCGCCCTGCGCGGTGAAGGCTCCGCGCTGTCCCGCACCGGCGGCCTCGCCTCCGGCCCCATCCCCCTCATGCACTCGATCAACGAGATCGGCAGGAATGTGATGCAGGGGGGCGCCCGCAGGTCCGCGATCTACGCCAGCCTGAACTGGAAGCACGCCGACGCCGAGAAGCTGCTGGTGGCGAAGAACTGGGCCGACCAGTCCATCACGAAGGAGGTCTCGCATTGGGATGCGAAGCAGGAGAACTTCAACCACGCAGCCCCGCTGGACATGACCAACGTCAGTCTGAACTACGACGACGAGTGGCTCCGTGCAGGGCCTACGAACGGGACCTTCCTGAAGAACTGCCGGCAGGCGATGCAGACCGGGGAGCCGGGGTTCAGCTTCAACTTCGGCTCGAAGCAGAATGAGACGCTGCGCAATGCCTGCACCGAGGTGACCTCCGAGGACGACTCGGACGTGTGCAACCTCGGCAGCATCAACCTCGGCAGCATCGACAGCATCGCGGAGCTGTACAACGTCGCCATTCTGGCCTCGCAGTTCCTGGTGTGCGGCACGATGCGCGCCGAGCTGCCCTACGAGAAGGTCTACACCGTGCGGGAGAAGAACCGCCGGCTGGGGCTGGGGCTGATGGGGATGCACGAGTGGCTCCTCAAGCGGGGCTGCAAGTACGAGGTGACGCCCGAGCTGCACACTTGGCTGAACACCTACAAGCTGGCCAGCGAGTCGGGTGCCAACTACCTCTGCGACCGCCTGAGCATCTCCCACCCCGTGGCCTACCGGGCCATCGCGCCCACCGGGACCATCGGAATCCTCGCGGGCACCACCACAGGAATCGAACCCCTGTACGCCGTGGCCTACAAGCGCCGGTACCTCAAGACCGGCACGCAGTGGGTCTACAAGTACGTCATCGACGAGGTGGCCGAGACCCTGATCCAGACCCACGGGATCGACCCCTCGAAGATCGACACCGCCTCCGAGATGGCCAAGGACTTCGAGCGCCGGGTCAAGTTCCAAGCCGACGTGCAGGACTACGTCGACATGGCCATCTCCTCGACTATCAACCTGCCCGCGTGGGGCACGGAGTGGAACAACGAGGACCGGGTCTCGGAGTTCGCCCAGGTACTGGCCAAGTACGCCCCCCGGCTGCGTGGGTTCACCGCCTACCCCGACGGGTCCCGTGGGGGCCAGCCCCTGACCGCCGTGGACTACCACGAGGCCAAGGGGGCCACCGGGGTGGAGTTCGAGGAGAACGACTCCTGCAAGGGGGGCGTCTGCGGCATCTGACCCTGTCCACAAAACGTGAGTGTTCACTACGCGTGGACAAGCCCGATTTGTGAACAAACCGCCGCCAAGGCCCCTGAGACGCTCTACAACGCGTTTTGGGGGCCTCTGGCTACCTGCACCCATCCGCTTCCGTTTCCGTAAGCCACGCGCCTTCTGGCGCAGCCGCAGCCCCATCCATGACCGAACCGCTGACCGACTACCGCATCACCTTGGAGGATGGCTCCGAGGTCGACATGCTGGACTACGACTTCCGCAACTTCGTGGCGGCCCTTTGGGGGGAGCTGGGACTCCCCCCACCCACCGCCATCCAGAACGATGTGGCCCACTTCCTCGCCCACGGCCCCTCCCGCCGGGTGGTCGAGGCCTTCCGGGGGGTGGGCAAGAGCTGGCTCACGGCCGCCTACGTCCTCTGGAGGCTCCGGAAGAACCCCGAGGAGCGTGTGCTGGTCGTCTCGGCCTCCAAGGACCGCGCCGACGCCTTCTCCATCTTCTGCCGCACCCTGATCGAGCGGGTGCCCTTCCTGCAGCACCTCAAGCCGCGTGTGGACGACGGGCAACGGGACTCCGCCATCGCCTTTGACGTCGGCCCCTCCAGCCCCCACCAGGCCCCCTCGGTGCGCTCGGTGGGCATCACAGGCCAGATGACCGGTGGCCGGGCGACCATCATCGTCGCCGACGACGTGGAGACCCCCAAGAACTCCCTCACCCAGCTCCAGAGGGACCGCCTCGGGGAGCTGGTCAAGGAGTTCGACGCCGTGCTCGTGCCGGGCGGGGAGGTGGTCTACCTCGGCACCCCGCAGTGCGAGGAGAGCCTGTACAACGCCCTGCCTGAGCGGGGCTACACGGTGCGGGTGTGGCCCGCCCGGTACCCCACGCCTGAGTGGCTGGCCCACTACGGGCACACCTGCTCCCCGATGATCCGGGAGGCGGTCGAGATGCACCCGGCCATCGCTGGGCGCTCGACCGAGCCGTCCCGGTTCTCCGACGAGGACCTGAGAGAACGGGAGCAGTCCTACGGCCGCTCGGGGTTCGCGCTGCAGTTCATGCTCGACACCCGCGCCTCGGACGCCCTCAAGCACCCCCTGCGCATCTCGGACCTCATCGTGATGGCCATCGACCCAAGGGCCGAGCTGGTCCCCGTAAGGGTACAGTGGGCGTCAGGGCTGGAGCAGGCTCACGAGTCCCTGCCCTCGGTGGGCTTCAAGGGAGACAGGTGGCACAAGCCCATGTACGTCTCCAAGGACTTTGTTTCTCCCTCCCGAAGGGTGATGTGGATCGACCCCTCCGGCCGAGGCAAGGACGAGACAGCCTTCGCCGTGGTGGCCTTCAACGCCGGCCAGCTCTACCTCCTCAAGTCTGGGGGCTACCGGGACGGCTACGGAGACACGACGCTGGAGGGATTGGCTGATGTAGCCAAGGAGTACAAGGTGAACGAGGTGTGGGTGGAGAGCAACTTCGGGGACGGGATGTTCCTCAAGCTGCTGGCACCCACCCTCTTCCGCAAGCACCCCTGCAGACTGGAGGAGGAGCACTCCACCGGCCAGAAGGGGCTGAGGATCATCGACA